CTTTGAGTTTCCCAACGGTAGCTGCATAGTCTTCGGATACTGCGCGGGTGAAGCTGACGTTGACCAATACCAGGGACAGGAATATGACGTTATCTTCATCGACGAGGCTACCCATTTTACGGAGTACCAGTATTCCACCCTGACGGCCTGCCTTCGCGGCGCCAACGACTTCCCAAAGCGGATGTACCTCACCTGCAATCCCGGCGGTGTGGGGCACGCCTGGGTGAAGAGGCTTTTTATTGACAGGAGCTTCCGGAAGGACGAAAGGCCGGAGGACTACGTTTTTATTCCGGCAAAGGTGACGGATAACGCCGTCCTCATGGAAAAGGACCCGGATTACGTAAAACAGCTGGACAACCTGCCACCGGGTCTGCGGGAGGCGTGGAGAGACGGGAGCTGGGACGTATTCCTCGGCCAGTTCTTTACGGAGTGGGACCGGGAAAAACACGTGATGGAGCCCTTCGATCCTCCGAACAGGTGGAAGTTCTATATTTCCATGGACTACGGTCTGGATATGCTGGCGGCCTACCTCATAGCTGTGGACGAGTGGAACCTGGCTTATGTAGTGGGCGAAGTATACGAGGGCCGGGACCTGGGCGAAGGCCACGACGGACTTATAATCACCAGGGCCGCCGAGGAGATTAAAAGCCTGGCAGGGGAGCGGGAGATCTCAGCGTTTCTTGCCCCGCCGGATCTGTGGAGCGCCCGCCAGGAGACGGGAAAGAGCGCCGCAGATATATTCGCTGAGCATGGAGTGTATCTGACAAAGACCTCAAACGACAGGGCCGCCGGCTGGTTTGCCGTCAGGGAGAGGCTCAAAATGTGCCTCTGCGAGGATGACAAAGAGAGACCGGGGATAAGGATCTTCACCAACTGCAAAAACCTCATCCGATGCCTGCCGCTTTTACAATACGACGACAAGAGACCAAACGACTGCTTAAAGGAACCCCACGAAATAACCCACGCCCCCGACGCCCTGCGTGGCTTTTGCGTTTACTGGACGGGAATCGGCGCGCCGGCGCCGGGCACGGAAAAGAAAACTATCTGGACGGAGGATATGTGGGAGGACTGGAGACACGCTTCAGACGCCGAGAGGCGAAGAATGGAAGAGCTTTGGGGAAGAGGAGAATAATTTATGGCGAAAGATAATTTGAAGCTTGAGCTTTGGCAGAAGAGACTGGCTGACGGGAAAAGAGTTTATGACGCCGAGACGGAGAAAATGGACGAGCGGGAGAAGCTGTACCGCGGAGAGCGGGAGCTCAAGCCTTTAGTCCCCGGCGATACGAAGAAGGACGGAGGGCCGAAGAAGACCAGCCACGTCCGGAACATCATTTTTGAGAACATAGAAAGCCAGGTCTCCTCCGCTATTCCTCAGCCCAAGGTTACGGCCAGACGGAAAAGGGATGAGCCCTTAGCTGAAATAATCGAGCACTTTCTCCGGAACGAGCTGGACCGGCTCCCCTTTGAGGAAATGAACGACATGGCCGAGAGGACCGTGCCGGTGCAGGGGGGAGTGGGCTTTTTGGTGGAGTGGGATTCTACGAAGAGGACCCACGACACCTCCGGAGAGCTGGTGGTTTCAACCGTACACCCCAAGCAGTTCGCTCCTCAGCCGGGGATCTACACCGGCATAAAGGACATGGACTGGATGATCATAAAGCTCCCCACCACCAAGGAGACGGTTTTCCGGCAGTATGGCGTGGACGTGAGAAACGAAAGCGAGAGCGAGCCGGATATAAGAGCTGCCGGCGGCGAGGATCACGCCGACGACGCCGTCACCCAGTACATAGGCTTTGCGGTCAACCGTGAGGGAGGAATAGACCGGTATTCCTGGGTAAACGACACGGAGCTGGAGGATCTGGAGAATTACCAGGCCAGACACCAGCCGGTGTGCTCTGTCTGCGGCCGTATGAAGCCCCTGCCGGGCCAGCCTTTGGGAGAGGCGGGGGAGCGGGACAAATATAACGGCGGACCCTGCCCCTGGTGCGGGAGCGAGAAGTTTACCGACAAGGAGCAGGAATATGAAGAGGTCTGGCTGCCGATGACCACCGGCCGGGGTCTGGAAATACCCGGTGCGACATTGGTACAGAACGAGGACGGCACGGAAGAAATGAAGCCTACACTCATTCCGTTCTATAAGCCGGACGTTTATCCCATCGTGCTTCAGAGATCTGTATCCGTTTACGGACAGCTGCTCGGTAACTCCGACGTGGACGTTATAAAGGATCAGCAGAACACGGTAAATCGCATGGAACAGAAGATAATCGACAGGCTGGTAAAGGCGGGAACGCGCGTCACCCTGCCGGCAAAAGCCTCTTTACGGACAGATCCGGAGGACGGTGAGAGGTGGTTCCTCGATAATCCGGCTGACAAAAACCTCATCGACGTATATGAGTTTTCGGGCAATCTCCAGTATGAGCTCGGCTATTTGGCACAGGCCTATGAAGAGGCAAGACAGATCCTGGGCATAACCGACTCTTTCCAGGGCCGGCACGACGCCACGGCCACCTCCGGCGTGGCCAAGGAGTTTTCCGCCGCCCAGGCCGCGGGCAGACTGGAAAGTAAGCGCATGATGAAGAGGGCAGCCTACGCCAACCTCTTCGAGATCATGTTCAAATTCCAGCTGGCGTACGCCGACGAGCCCCGGCCCGTGACTTACAAGAATTTCAACGGCGAGACGGAGTATCAGGAATTTAACCGCTATGATTTTCTTGAGCGGGACGAGGAGGGAAACTACTGGTGGAATGATCAGTTCCTTTTCTCCTGCGACGCGGAGGAGTCCCTGGCCACCAACAGAAACGCCATGTGGCAGGAGACCAGGCAGAACCTTTCCGCCGGGGCCTTCGGAGATCCCCAGGACATTGAGACGCTGCTGCTCTTTTGGGGCAAGATGGAGGAGCTCCATTACCCAGGAGCCAACGCGACGAAGAAGTTTCTGGAGGACAGGAACGCACGGCAGAAGGAGGCAATGCAGAAGGCCGCACAGCAGCAGGCCATGCAGCAGCCGCCGCCGGGAGCCGGAGGGAATCCGCAGATAAGCGGAGATATGCTGGCCGCCATTGAGAGGCAGGCACAGATGGACGCTATGCGGGATTCCGGAATGACAATGTAAAACGCACCATTAAGGTGTGATATTCGCAGGGCAAAGCGTAAAAATGCCGATATTCGCAGGGCAAAAGCGAGAAAATGCCAAATACAGGCGAAAGGAGGATCGATACATGAGCGATAAGAGTGCTTACGCCGGGAAGATCAAGAACTCCGGTACTCAGATCGTCAAGGCGCCCATGCAGCAGACCGACGCCAAAAAGAGCGTGGTACACAAGGGCGGAGACCTTCGGAAAGGCTGACGCCTCAAACGGGATCCGTTGCGCCGGGCCCCATTTGAAAGGACACCAGGTTTTATTTCGCCGTGTGCGGCGAAACTCTGCGAGGCCGTGTCTCGCACATATTACGCAGGTCAACGCGGAAAAATGACAGCCGGGGAGACCCGGAACAGGAGACAAAATGCTTGAGCTTACTGAGGAAAAAATATACGAAGCCTTTGGACTTGAGAAGCCCGCGGAGGTAAAGGAAGAGGAAGGACAGAGTCTTCCCGCGGAGGAAGAAAAGCCGGAGACTGCGACGAAGGCTGAAGAGTCCTCCATGCCGGAAGAGACCGAGGAGGCGGAACCGACCGAGGAAAAAAGTACGACGGAGCGGGAGCCGTTATCCGAGGAGGAACGGCGGGAAAACGCCAGAAGAAGGCGGGAGCGGGAGAAGAAAGAAGCTATTGACAGCGCCGTTTCAGACGCCCTCAAAAGAGAGCGGGAGAAAAACGAGGCTGAATTAAAAAGCTTTTTCGAGACTGCCCAGCTCAAAAACACCATTACCGGCGAACCCATAACCAATATGGAGGAGTTCAAAGACTGGAAGGAGAAATTTGACGCCGAAAAGCTTGAGCAGGATCTTAAAAACGGAAAGCTAACGCATGACGCTCTGAAAAAGATCGTCTCCGAAAATCCCGCCATAAAGCGGGCGGAGGAGCTTTTTGCCGAAGCCGACAGGCGGAGACAAACAGAGCGGGACGAGGCGGGGAAGAAACAGATCGCCGCCGAGATAGCCGAGATCCACAAGCAGGACCCCGCCATGGGGAGCCTGGAGGACATCTTGAAATCACCCTGCGGAGAGAAGTTCCGGGAGTATGTCAACAAAGGCAACAGCTTTATTGACGCCTGGTATCTCGCAAACAGGGAGAAGATAGAAGCAGATGTCACAGAAAAGGCCAAGCGGCAGGCGGCAATTTCTGAACGCTCAAAGGAGCACCTCAGAGCCACGGGTACGTCACAGGGTACTGGCTCGGTAAGCGTCCCCAGGGACGTTATGGCCATGTACAGAGCCATAAACCCCAGGGCTACCGATGCAGAAATACAGGCGCATTACAACAAGTCACATAAAAATTAAGAGAGGAGATTATAACCATGGCATTTATGATTCACAGCACGGATGACGGCAGAGTGGTGCCTATCGAGTATCTGCCCTGCTCCGCCATTACGCCGAAGATCGGCATGGCGCTCATCCAGTCCTCCGGCAATCTGGCCATAGCCACCGGCACCAACAAGCCCACCTACATCAGCATGGTGGACTGCGCCTCGGCCGTTACCGCCGGAGACCTCATCCCTGTTATCAGGGTAGATCACGACATTATCTTCGAGACGGAGTTTTCCGCCACTGCGACGAGCATCAATCTCGGTGACAAGGTTACGCTCCACGCCTCCGACGGCATGTCCGTCACCGCCACCACCTCCTCCGGCGTCGCGGAGGTCGTTTACAAGGACGGCACGGGCGCTTCCGGCGACATGTGCCGCGTAAGATTCTAAGTAAGGAGGTAAAAGAATATGCCTAACATCATTTTTTCCGAAGGTTCCGGCGTAAACAACTCCGTTTTCGGAGCTTCCCAGGAGCCTATCAAAATGCTCATCGAGACGAGGGGCGAGAATTACGAGCAGCAGAGCGTTCTCCCCAACCTCTTCACCATGGACACCTCCACCAACTGGGCGGAGAAGTACACCGCCATGACTGCCATGGACGGCTTCCAGCCTGTGGGCGAGAACGGCGAGTACCCCGTGGACGGCATGAGGGAGAGCTACTCCAAGACCTTCGAGCACATGGTCTGGAAGGACAAGTTCGAGCTCTCCAGAGAGATCATCGACGACGGCAAGGTCATCGACCTGAAGAAAAAGCCCGCCGGCTTCATCAAGGGCTACTACCGCACCAGAGAGAAGTTCGGCGCCGCCCTCTTTGGAGAGGCCATCAAGGGGAACGCCTCCTTTACCTTCAAGGGTAAGACCTTCTCCACCAAGGGCGCGGACAATCTCTGCCTCTTCTCCAAGGTCCATCCGTCTATCCTGAAGGCCAGCCGGACTCAGAGCAACCTGTTCGCCGACGCTTTTTCCGGTGACGCCCTCATGGCTGCCGAGAGCGCCATGCAGGACTTCCGGGGCGACAACGACGAGGTTCTGGACGTAGCTCCCGACACCATCCTCATTCCCAACAGCTACGCCTTGAAGAAGGCCGTATTTGCCGCCATCGGCGCCGACAAGGACCCCGCCACCGCGAACAACGGCTTCAACTACAATTACGGCCGCTGGACCGTCATCGTATGGCAGTATCTCAACCAGTTCATTACCTCCGGCACCGCGCCCTGGGTGCTGCTGGATTCCAAGTACAACGAGGAAAACGGCGGCGCTCCCTGGCTCGACAGAGTGAAGCTTGAGGTGAGAAGCGAAATGGCCTCCAACGACGCCAACGTCTGGAAGGGCTATGCCAGATTCTCCGCCGGCTTCAACGACTGGAGATTTGCCAGCGTCGGCGGCGTGAGCGGCGGCACACAGCTGATCTCTGAATAAGGAGGGCGCCTATGGACGCGACGAGACTCACAAATCTGGAGGTCACGGGGAAACTGAAAGTAAAAAGCGGCATTGAGGGCAACGTCACCGGCAAGCTGACGGGATTGCCTGTGGGCGTCTCCATATCCAAGGCCGCCAACTACTCCCTGGCCGACAGCGAAAAGGTGTTTTATATCGGGGTAACTCTTACCGCCGCCAGTAAGACTGTGACGCTGGGGCTGCCCGACGGCGCCGTGTGCATCGTAGTGAACGAGGGCGGCACCAACGCCTTCACTCTGAAGAACGTGTCCGGGGACTCCGGCACCAGCGTCGCTGCCGGCAAGGCGTACCTGGTGAAGGCCAGCACCACTGCCAACGGCAGCGAGGTGACACTGCTGAATGACGGCACCGGCAGTTAAGGAGAAGATATGACAGTACAGGAAGCTATCGAGAGAGCGGACGCCGTTAAGCCCAACGGCTACACTACCGCCACAAAGGTCGCCTGGCTCAACAGCCTGGAGGGGTCTTTAGCTCTGGAGGTCTTCCTTATGGCACCGGCGGAGGCGACAGCTTTGCTGCACTCCGCCGAAGCTTTAACGGATGTGCTTTTACTGGACCCGCCCTATGACGACCTATACGTCTACTGGCTGGAGGCCATGATAGACGAAGCAAACGGAGAATATGACAGGTACGCAAGCTCCATGCAGATATATAACGCCAGACTTTCGGAGTTTGTCTGCTGGCTCTGCCAGGCCTTCGACCCCGTTCAGGGGTATTTGGGAGAGGAGACTATTTATGGGATTATATGAAAAACCGCCATATTATCTGACCGCCTACGGGCTGGCCGTCAAGCACGGCTACAAAGGGACAGAGGAGCAGTTCGTTGAGGATATTTACGGCGGAGCGGCGAGAGCTGACGCAGACGCGGAAATTGCCAGGCAGAAGGCGTCCGACTCCGAGGCCTACGGCGCCGGCACGAGAGACGGAGAGGCCGTCCCAAGCGACGACCCGGCATATCACAACAACGCCAAATATTTCAAGGAGCAGGCAGCTTCCTCGGCGTCTGCTGCGGCGGAAAGCGCAACAGCAGCCGAGGGCAGCGCGGAGGATTCCGAGGCTTACGCCATCGGCAAGCGGGGCGGCACCGATGTTGAGAGCGACGATCCCGCCTATCACAACAACAGCAAATACTACGCCGGCGTGGCGCAGGATTACGCAGAGCATATCGGTGATCCAGTTGCCGGTATAGTGACCGATTGGCTGGAGGACAATGTCGATCCGGAGACCGGATACGTCCTTGACAGCAGCCTTTCGTCATCTTTGGCGGCGGCTCCGGCGGACAAAGTTGGTGATTTAAAGAGCGCATTTGCGGAATTTAAAGATGGATTTAATGAAATAATCATAACCGGCTGGGAATCCGGGACTATAGACGCATCTGGCAATGACGGCATAGACGCGAGCAGAGTGAGAACGGACGGCTATTATGAGGTCGACCCATTCTCGCGGTACTACGTTGATACTAACGGCATGAGCAACACGCTCCTAATACGGGGTTACAACAGCAGTCATGTTTTTAAGCGGAGCTACAACAGAGACAAAAACACCACAGCATGGGTAACTTTTGGCAATGATATATCTTATATACGCATCGCGTGCCTTGCCGCTGATAAGTCAAGCTTTACTATCGTCGAAGAATACAATGACGTACTGCTTGACGATGCTGCCGCAATATATGCCACTATTACGTGCAACAAAAATACTGGCGCACCCACACCTACAGAAAACTACCCGGACTTCTGCATATCTAAAGATTTGTTAGGATGGACGCGAGTAAAAGGAGTCCTTCCGACCGCGTCATTCGGTGCCGGAGCGGAACCCTTTGCGTGCAAAATCGGCGATTGGTACATCTTTATTGTTTCAGCGCC